ATACTTTTACTGGGGATGCTAGAGTTCTTGGTATTAGAATATTCTTTACTACTGATGCAGCTAACGACGCATAAGGAATTTAGATATGAGAGACATTAAAAATAAACTTACATCAGGTAAGAACACAAAAAATATTAAAAACAGAAAAGGTAAATCATTTGGTTATCAAGTCTTAGGATTTGGTGCTGGTGGCTCAGTTGCAGCACCTGTAGACGTTGATTACTTAGTAATTGCTGGAGGCGGTGGTGGCGGCAGGAACAGAGGAGGCGGAGGAGGATCTGGTGGTTACAGAACATCTTTTCCAGGTGGAACAAAAATTACATTAGATGGTGGAGATACAACTATTACAGTTGGTGGAGGAGGAGCAGGAGCACCCACACCTTCACCTGGTACTGGAACAGATGGTGATGATTCAGTAGTAGGTTCAATTACTTCAACAGGTGGTGGTGGAGGCGGAAGTTTAAATGGTTCACACCCAGATCCAATAGCAAATGGTCGTACAGGTGGTTCAGGTGGAGGTGGTGGTTCATATGGTACTGGTGGTCCCGCTCTAGGTGGAGCAGGAAACACTCCCCCAACAAGTCCCTCACAAGGTAATCCTGGTGGAAATCAAGATTCAGGTTCTCCCGATGCACCAGCAGCAGCTGGTGGAGGTGGAGCCGGTGGAGCAGGTGCAACTAACTCTCCTGCAAGAGCACGAGGTGGAGCAGGTGGATCAGGTTTAGCAAATAGTATTACAGGTACTCCAGTAGCAAGAGGTGGTGGTGGAGGTGGTGGAGGTTCTTATAATTCCGGACCACCAGAAGGTTTACCAGGTCCAGCATCATCAGGTGGTGGAACGGGTGGAGCAGCAGCTAATGGTAATGCTGGATCAGCTAATACCGGCGGTGGCGGTGGTGGCGGTGGTGGAGCAGGTGCAAATTACGGTGGTGGAACGGGTGGACCAGGAGTCGTAATATTACGTGCACCAGGAGACACTAATATTTCAGTAGCACCTGGAACAAACTCAGTAGCAACTGATCCTGGTGGCGATAAAATTGCAACATTTACTGTATCAGGAACGGTGACAATAAGTTAAATACTAAGGAGAATAATATGGCACATTTTGCAGAATTAGATGAAAACAACATAGTACTAAGAGTAGTAGTTGTTGGTAATGATGTTAATACATCAGAAGGTCCTTTAGGAGAAAATGATATGCATGTTGATGGTGAAACATGGTGCTCTAAATTTTTTAAAACTGAAACTAATACATGGAAACAAACTTCCTACGATAATAATTTTAGAAAACAATATGCAGGTATAGGTTATACTTATGATGCTGCAAAAAATAAATTTATAAGTCCAAAGCCTCATGATTCATGGGCATTAAATGCTAATGATGATTGGCAAGCGCCAGTAACTTACCCAACAGTTACAGAAGAAGGTGGTGTTAAATACATGATTTCATGGAACGAAAATAATTTAAGATGGACTGCAACAGATAATTCAGATCCAGTAAATAATTTCAATTGGGATGCAACAGCATTAACCTGGAATAATATTTAACTTTACTTTATTTTTTATTTAAGTTATATACGTCCTATAAAGAAATATGAACTTAACAAATTATTATTGGTATTTTAAATCTGCAATTCCAGAACGTATCTGTGATGATATTTCTAAATACGGAAAACAATTGCAAGATCAAATGGCAATCACTGGTGGTTATGGTAATCCAAAAAAATTAAATAAAAAACAAATTATAGATTTAAAAAAGAAAAGAAATTCAGATATTGTTTGGATGAATGATAGGTGGGTTTATAGAGAAATTCAACCTTATATACATCAAGCAAATGAGTCAGCTGGATGGAATTTTAATTGGGATTATTCTGAGTCTTGTCAATTTACAAAATATAAAAAAGGTCAGTATTATGATTGGCATTGCGATAGTTGGCATCAACCTTATCAAAGACAACAAGGTGATCCAACAAATGGTAAAATTAGAAAATTATCTGTAACGGTTACTCTATCAGATCCAAAAAATTATAAAGGTGGGGAACTAGAGTTTGATTTTAGAAATATAGATCCAGATAAAAAACCCAACATTAAAAAATGTACTGAAATATTACCTAAAGGATCGTTGGTTGTGTTTCCTTCTTTTGTATGGCATAGAGTATGTCCAGTTAAAAGTGGTGAAAGAAACAGTTTGGTTATCTGGAACTTAGGATACCCATTTAAATAAAGGAGTGTTAAATGTCGTTTAAGAAAAATAAATATACAGTACTAAAATCAGCTATCTCACCTGAGTTAGCAGAATTTGTTTATCAATATTTTTTAAACAAAAGAAATGTTGCAAGATTTTTATTTGATCAAAAATACTTATCTCCATTTACAGAATATTTTGGTGTATGGAATGATGAACAAGTACCCAATACTTATTCACATTATAGTGACATTGCAATGGAAACTTTATTACAACAAGTTAAACCTGTTATGGAAAAACACACCGGTATTAAGTTAAGTCCTACATATTCCTATGCAAGAATATATAAAAAAGGAGATGTCCTAGCTAGACACAAAGATAGATATTCATGTGAAATATCTACTACGTTAAATCTAGGTGGTGAGTCATGGCCAATTTATTTAGATCCAACAGGTAGGAAAGGACAAGCTGGTATTAAAGTAGAACTTAAACCAGGAGATATGCTAATCTATTCTGGTTGTGATCTAGAACATTGGCGTGAAGAATTTAAAGGTAAGAACTGTGGTCAAGTATTTTTACATTATAACAAATCATCATCTAAAACAGCTAAAGAAAATTACTTAGACAAAAGACCTATGCTAGGAATACCTGCTTGGTTTAAAGGTGTTAAGTTGACAAAAATTAAAAAATAACTTACACTATAAGCTTGTAGGGGGAGATCCACCACACGCTCCCCTTGCTTTAAAATCTGTTGAATTTATCAACAATCTGATATACTACCTAATAAACAGGTTTTTATATGTTACAAAAATTAGGATTTTTACCAGGATTCAATAAACAAGTTACATCTACCGGAGCTGAATCGCAATGGACAGGTGGTACGAACGTACGTTTTAGATACGGCACACCAGAAAAAATAGGTGGTTGGTCTCAATTAGGAGATAGTAAATTAACTGGTGCAGCTCGAGGGTTACATCATATGGTTAATAGAGAAGGTATTAAATACGCAGCTATTGGTACAAATAGAATTTTATATGTGTATTCTGGAGGAGTATACTATGACATACATCCTTTAGTTAATCCATCAGGCACCGCTATTACAAGTGCATTCAGCACAACTAACGGACAATCGACTGTTACTTTATCTTTTTCTTCTGCACACAATTTTGAAGTAGGTGATATTATATTGTTTGGTGATCCATCTACATTTACAGCTATTACAGGTTCTAATTTTTCTTCTACTACTTTTTGTGATAAAAAATTTATGATCACCGGAGTACCTACAACTACAACTTTAGAAATAAATGCTGGTAGTAATGAAACAGGGGCAGGAGCAACTACATCTGGAGCTATAACTTTTTTTCAATACTTTCATGTAGGACCAGCTGAACAAGTTGGAGTTTTTGGTTATGGTATATCTCAATGGGGTGGTACCGTTACAAACCCACAAACAACAACTTTAAATGGTGGTTTAAACGACGATGCAAATGGTACTGGTGGGTCGGGATCTACAATTAATGTAGCAAGCACAACTGGATTTCCAAGCACGGGAACTAATTTTATACAAGTAGGTACTGAAGAAATATCTTACACAGGAATTACGACTACAAGTTTTACTGGCATTACTAGAGCCGTTAGAGGTTCAACTAGAGCTGCTCACAGCACTGGCGCAACAGTTACTAATTTCAGTGCTTACTCAGCCTGGGGCCAAGCAGCATCGACCACGGATAAAGTTGCAGAACCTGGTATGTGGTCATTAGATAATTTAGGAAGCACACTTATTGCTTTAATATTTAATGGTGAGTGTTTTGAATGGAATGCTGATGCATCTAATGCAACAGCAACAAGAGCAACAATTATATCAGGTGCACCAACAGCGTCACGTGATATGTTAGTATCTACACCTGACCGTCACTTAGTATTTTTTGGAACAGAAACAACTATTGGTGATAAAGCTACACAAGTCGACATGTTTATAAGATTTTCATCTCAAGAAAATATAAATGACTACACACCTACAGCTGAGAATAGTGCTGGTACACAAAGACTGGCCGCCGGATCACGGATCATGGGTGCTAAACTTGGTAGAAATGCATTATATGTTTGGAGTGATACAGCTTTATTTACTATGCGTTTTGTTGGAACTCCTTTTACTTTTGCGTTTGAACAAGTTGGTACTAACTGTGGATTAATAGGTAAGAACGCTGCTGTTGAAGTTGATGGTGCTGCGTATTGGATGTCTGACAATGGTTTTTTTAGATATACAGGTAAACTAGAATCTATGGACTGTTTAGTAGAAGATTATGTTTATGACAATTTAAATACAACATCTAATCAAATGGTTTATGCCGGTATTAATAACTTGTTTGGTGAAGTAACATGGTTTTATCCAGAAGCGGGCTCAAATGTAAATACACAATCAGTTACATATAGTTATTTAGATTCAACATCTAAACGTCCTATATGGTTTGTAAATGCAAGCCCTTTGTTTATTAGAACTTCATGGCAAGATTCTGCTGTATTTGGATTACCCCATGCAACTCAATATGATGCAGGCACAGATACATCTTTTGATGTAGTTGGTAACACTGAAGGAATTTCATATTACTATGAACATGAAACAGGAGTTAATCAAGTAAGACTAGGAGTAACAACAGCAATTCCAGCTGACATTACATCTGGAGATTATGATATTACACAAAAAGTAATTAGAGGAGCTGCTACTAACATGGCTGATCTTAGAGGAGATGGTGAAAATATTATGAGAGTTAGTAGAATTATACCAGACTTTATATCACAACAAGGAAACTCTATTATACAATTAGATTTAAGAAATTATCCAAATGATACAGCAGCTAGTTCATCATTAGGTCCATTTACTATATCAGCTTCAACTGATAAAGTAGACACTCGTGCTAGAGGAAGAGCCATAGCTCTTACAATATCTAACACTGCTGTTGACTCTAGTTGGAAACTAGGAACTTTTAGATTAGATATACATGCTGGAGGAAGAAGATAGTGGCTAAAATAGTACAAACATTAACTCGAGCAAGCTCAGAATATGAAGAAGATGTGGCACAGTCTTTAGTTAGGGATTTAGATGCAGTTCTTGAAAAACTTAACACAACATTTCAAGAAGAATTAAAACAGGAGATAGAAGCTAGAAGCTTCTTTTTAGATTAATGGCAGTAGTAAATCAGTATAAATTTATAGGTATAGACAACAGTACAAGTGGTAGTGCACTTACACCACTAGGATCTGGTGTTCCTGCAGTTAATGAAACAATTGTTATTAAATCAATACTTGTTACATCAGCTGGTACACCTACTGTAACTATCATTAACAATAGTATTACAGCTATTAAATCAGCACAATTAACAGCTAATACTACAACAGAATTATTAACCCAACCGCTAATAGTAGAAGGTGGTAAAACTTTTACAGTTCAAGCAAGCACAACAGACTCGTTTGATATAGCTATTAGCTACCTAAACATTAAGAAAGAGGTAACAACATAATGAGTGAAATAAAAATGCTAACACCGGATAAGATAATAACAACAATAAAGAACAAAAAAACAGGTAAAGTCTATGAAACTGAAGAAACTTTAAAGGCTGCAAATATACCTGAAGAGGACGTGCAAAGAGACGTAACAGTTATCATGCCAACTCTTGATTTGTTCGCAAAAACAAAGTAAAAGGAGATACTATGGAAGAAAAAATTTCAATGAATGAATCAATAGAAGCCGGAGCACCAGATATTAAATATAGTGGTGGGGATATTAGAATGGGTGGTCAAGAACCTAATGATCAAAGCATGCAAATTGCGGCAGAAATATGGTCACAAATGGAGCCAGAACAAAAAGTTCAATTTCAAAGTTTTGAAGCTTTTTTTGAAAGTGGTATCTGGAAACAAATTTTACAACAGTTGCAACAAGATCAATCAGGAATTAGATCTCAAAGTCCAGAAATGATGATGAGTGAAAACGTTAACATGCAAGAACAAATGCCTGGTGGCGGAATAGCTGATGTTGATGTCAGAGAAAAAGTTGCGATGGCAGCCAACGGCGGTTTGATGGGTCTATACAACAGAGGCATGTAATCATGGCTAAAGTAGCTATTCAAGGTGGAGTAAAAAACTATCTTGGCAATCAAAAAACTGTCGGTAATGTTCCTCTTAAATGGCAATCAGGACCAGACGCACCTGATACAGAATTAGCTTATATTACAAAAGCAGAAAAAAATTTACTTCTTAAAAAAGATTTACACGGGTCATTAAAAAATGGACCTAACACAGGACCTGAAGGTATTATGTCTTTGGATTCTCAAGGAGACAAAGGTACCTACGGTGATACTGGTCAAAGTTATGGTGATAGACAAACTACTGATAAGTCTCCTGAAGTTGGAGATACATCAGCATTTGATTTTAATAACAGAACTCAAACATATGAATTAAGTAAAAAAGCTAAAGATCAACAAGCTGTTAATGATTATGTTCAAGGTAAATTAGGTTATCAAAAAGGAAAGAAACCTAGTTTTTTTGGTGGTCCTGGAAGTTTAAAACAAAGACAACAAGTTTATAATAAACAACGAGCTTTAGGTTGGGCCGCTAAACAACGAGCTAGAAAAATTAAAGGTATTGATGATTTAATTGCAGAAACTTATGTAGCTAATCCACACATGGATATTGCTGAGATAAGAGATGCGTTGATGTCTCAGTATGATTCAAAAAATAAAACTATGACAGGACTAGAAGGTTTTAACACTGGAAAACTTGGAATGAATTACGGACCAACTCAACTAGGTCCTTTGGGTTTAAATACAAAAAATATTAAAGGTGAAACCATGAGTACTAATTATTTAAGTACAACACCCTCTCTTGATTCAAGATTAAGTGCTCCAGGAATGTTAGGATTTGCAGTTGATAAACTACAAGGACCTGTAAATGTAAATAATCTAATGTCTTCAATTGATAGAATTAATCAAATTGATACTATGGTTGATAAAGGAATTACTCAAACAGATATTAATGATTACTATGACAAAGCACAGGGTAAAGGTAAGTATGATATTTTTGGTGGAGGTGGTGATGGCGGTGGTCCACAACCCTACCTACCATTTGATTATAACACTGGAGCAGCAACCACGGAAGTTGTAGAACCATACACTAATGATTTTACATATAGATTTGGTAACGAACAAAAAGTTGGTGATAATGTTCTTAGAGGATATGCAGCTGATGGTGGAATCATGGGCACTAGAGCAAGAAGAGCTATGGGTGGAATCATGAACAGAATAGATCAAAGACAACAATTTTTTTTAGGTGGTATAGGTAAAGCTATAGGTAAAATTGGTAAAGCAGCAGGAAAAGTTTTAAGTAGTGACATAGGTAAAGCTGCTATAGCTGGCGCTGCATTTTATTATGGTGGTGGTGGTACATTTGCACCCGGTGGTAGTAGTACATTTAGTCCTGGTACTTTTTTTAGTAGAAAAAATCCTCTTTTATTTTCTAGTAAAATAGTAGATGGTGTATCTAAACAAGTATTTAATCCATTAAAATTTGCTGGTTTAACTACACTAGGTGGAGCTTTAGCTGGTCCTGCTAAAGTAGATCAAATGCCTGGTGATGATGGTGCTAAAGGTGGTAGATTAAAAGACTCTCGAGGTAATGAAGTAATACCTTCTGAAATTAGAGCTGAAATAGATGAAGCTTATGAATCAGGAGATCCTGAACAAATTAAAAGAATAGAAGATTACTATGCTTTCTTATCACCAACTGAACAATACTTACCCTATTCAAACTATGGTTCACAAGGTTACAGAACTACTGTAGCAACAGGTGGAAGAATCAGAGCTGAAGAAGGTGGACTCATGAACCTTGGTGGTATGGAAAAAGATTATAGAGCTGAAGGTGGATTTGTTCCAATAGGTAAACAAGAAAAAGCAGATGATGTGCCTGCAAGACTAAGTGTAAATGAATTTGTATTTACAGCTGACGCTGTTAGAAATGCTGGCAGCGGAGATATAGATAAAGGTGCAGAAGTAATGGAAAATATGATGAAAAATTTAGAAAATGGTGGTACAGTATCCGAGGAATCACAAGGAAACACTGGCGCTCAGAACATGTTTAGTGTATCAGAGAGAATAGGAGAAGTAATTTAATATGGCAATCACAGAAACACGTAGTTTACCACCACAATTTGTAGAAGATCTAGGTAAAGATTATGCAACGCAGTTAACAGGTTTAACTGGCCAAGCATTAGATACAACAAAATTTCAACCAATGGTTGCTGGTCAAGACCAAGCAACTAAAGACGCTTACTCAAGAGCTACAACACAAGGTCAAGGTATAGGAGCATACGCACCATATTTACAATCGGCTGGACAATTTCAAACTGGTACAGGAACGTTTGCAGGTTTACCTACAAACATGATGGGTGCACAAGATTTAACAGGGCCAAACGCATATCAACAATTTATGTCGCCGTATCAACAAGATGTAATTGATGCAACAATGTCTGAGTATGACAAACAAGCACAAGCTGGTATAACCAACATTGGTTTAGGAGCAGCGAAGTCGGGAAATTTAGGTGGTGGACGTGAAGGTGTGATGAGAGCACAATATCAAAATCAATCAGATATGAACAGAGCTATGTTAAACGCAAAACTATTACAAGAAGGTTTTGGTAATGCACAACAAGCAGCAGGCACAGCATTTACACAAACACAACAACTAGGAGCTGATCAACAAAGAATGGCTACACTACTTCCACAATTACAAGGTTCAGATATTTCAACATTGGGTCAAGCTGGGCGCGGCCAACAATTATTTGAACAATCTGTTCTTGATCAACAAAGAGAAG